TTCTTTTTTAGGTCTTATTTGTTCGTTGTCCTCTCTAGACATTACACCATCCTAGTTTTTTTCTTTTTTTCTTTCATTATAGCGCCACAACCTTTTGCTACAGCACCACCTTTACTATACATAGCTCTGTCCATCATCATTCCACCACCCATAGCTTTTTTTCTATTTTTCTTTTTACCACCTGGTGTAACTTTACCACTGCAAACAGCTGATGCATACATGTTTGCATATGCGCTTGGGTAGACCTTGAACTTTCGCTTCGCTGCGGCTTTACCTCTAGGACATAGTTTTGCCATTTTTATTTCCTTTTTTCTTACCGTTGATAACACCTCTACCTTTTAAGATATCAGCGAATGTAACTTTACCATCTCCTGTTAAATCAGGAAATTTTTTACCAGAACCTTTTTTCATTCCAAATCTACGACCCATCATTCCGCCGCCCATTTTACCAGCTCTTCCACCTTTGCTAAAATCTTCAGGTGCTTTAAAAATTTTTGTTATAACTTTTTTATTTTCTTTCATTACTTTTTTAAAATTTTTTTTCTTATCTTCTTTTTTTCTTTCCTTTTTTTCTTTCTTTAATTCAGTATTTGATTTAGTTTTTTTACTGCTTTTACCAAATGTAAAAGGCATACCATATTTTGATTCAAATCTAGTTTGCTCTAATTCAGCAGTCTTTCCTTTAAGTTTTCCTGCAGCTTTATCTAAAGCACTTTGAGCTTCTTGTATTTTTGTTTTATTTACTTTTGGTTTAGGAACCACAAATTCAAAAAGTTTTTTTCCTGCTGTTTTTTTAAACATTATTTTTTTCCTCCATTTCTAAAAATCTGTGTACCCTTTATACCATATATTGACGCCACTACAAGGATCCACAAATTTGTGAACCATGATGGGAGCTGCGAGAACATATCGAAGAACAATTTTACTTTATCCATTGCTGTTGGGTCATCCGATATCACTGCCCAAGCGAGCACCAACACGGGCAAACTTAAAATTATCAAAACTGCCTCGTCTTTCCAGTCTGATTGTCTAGCTTCTAACAATTTGCCCTGGTAAGCCTCCTCACCACGAGCTTGTCGTTCAGCATGCAGCAACTGTGCATCTGACATTGCCATTTTTGCCTTCTGCTTGTTAGCGTATATTTTACTTCCAGCAGAGACGGCTAATTTAATCGCCGATAACCACATAATTAGTACGCTTTAGAGTTTCTTTTCTTTTCTGCTAACATTCTTTTCTGACCGCCAACTGGCATTTCAGGTTTTCCTGTAGCAATATAGTTAAATGCTTGGTCTGCAGTAGTTTTTGATCTAGGATCAATCTCAATGCTTTGCTCTGCAACTTTTACATCTTTGATTTTGTCAAGTTTTTGCATTTTTTGCTCCTTTTATTAATTATCGTCTATCATAACTTGTGCTTTTTGTACACCAGTCTTTGCAAGACTTACTCCAGCACGTAATTTAGCTAAATCTTCGTTCTGTTCCATCTTATCTTCAGCTATTTCTTGTGCTTGCATCAATTTTGCTCTGTTTAAATCGTTTTGAGCTTCGTCTTGTTTCATTTTTCGCTCGTTTTCCATCGCTCTAAGGTCAACTTCACGTGATTTTAGTTTTAATAACGGGTCAGAATCAAATTGAGAAGTAATTTTGTTCTCTTCTTTCATAAATTCTTCTGTCATTTCAGCAATCAGCACTGCTTTTCTTGATTCAACTTGATTTGTAAGCATTTGTAACTGTTGTTGAACCTGTGGATCCATAGCAGCCATCTGTTGCATCTGTTGCATTTGCATTAATTGCTCTCTAAACTCTAATTGAACTTGTTCTTGAGCCATAATTGAGATGTGTTCAAGAATATTTTTCTGTATTGCAGCCATAACCATAGGATTATTTCTTACCATGTTGACAGACATGAAGTTTAAATGCGCTGTAATATGTGCTCTATGGTCTTGACCAGGGAAAGCTTGAAAAGGTTTACCAGCTAAAGCATTAATATGTTCCATACTTGGGTCCATTGGTGCGTTTGGTGCTGGTGGTGGTAACACTGCATCAACATCTTTTACACCGATTGCATTATACATGTTTCTATATATTTGATACATGTTGTGTAGTTGTGGATTTGACGATGCTATTTGTAATTGTGTTTGTGCAAGTGTAATTCTTTGCGACATAGAAAATATGTTTGGATCTGCAACAGGCACAATATCTATTCTGTCATCAAAATCTGCTTGCTTCACGTTTCTTGCACCACCCACAACGTCGTATGGATATTCTGGTGGTAAATATTGTGAAACTATTTTTGCAAGTAATTTAAATTCTGACTTCATCGCTGCATAACATCTTTTGTGTATTGCAGACATGACTCTTGAACCACGTTCTAGTAATGCAACAGTTGTACCTACAGCTGCTGCTTGGTTACCATCACCCACTTGCATATCAGCAATAGCCGCGAATCTTTGACCAGCTTGTACTACAATACCAAGTAAGTTTAATAATGTTGGTGATGGTTCTTTGTATGGTAATGGAAAGAATGCATCACGTAAACTACCACCTGGTGCATCTACATCTTTAAATTCACCTGGTTGTATCGGTGATGCTTCATCTCTAACTCTAACACCTCTTTGCTTAAATCCTGCAGGTAGATTAGATAATGTTCCTGCATCAAGCAATTGACGGAGAGCCGCCGTTGCCGTACGGCTCAATCCGCCAATCATGTGAATGAGTCCAAAGCCATAAAATCCAAGTCCTGGCAGAAATTTGAAGTGGACGAAATATTGGATCTTATTTTTCTTTAGATCATCGGGCGCATAGTTCCTTCTGATAGAAAGAACTGTTCGGCTACCTTCTTCAACAGTTACGATGTAAGGTAATTTTATTCCTGTAGGTTCACCATCAGAACCTACTTCTTCAAAACCTTCTAGGTCTAAATTTACGTGACACTCTAACAAAGTATATACAGGATCGTTCTTACCTGTTTTCTTTGTTCCTTCTAGTTCACGTTCTTTTTTATTTAACTCGTCGTTGGTGTCAGTTCCTGGAGGCCCTAACTCTACATCTCTGTAGAAACCATTGACTTGTTGTTTTCTTAATTCGTTCTCAGATATTTTTACAGTATGAATAACCGCTTCCGCATCGTCTAATGAGGTAGCCGTATACGGAACGATTAATTCATCCGCTGGTACAAACTTCGATACAGCTCTTCCCATGTTTGTATCGTAGTACACTTTTTTAAAGGTAGATCCAGCTAATGGTAAGTGAAACAACATCGAATCAAATTCTGATTCGTATTCTTTCATCTGATCCATAATTAAATAATTCATGAAATCTTTTACACGTGTCGACTGTTGTTCAGTTTGTGGATTTCTTAAACCAATAATTTGTGTTCTTACTGGTCCATCACTTGGTAATAATTCTTTGTATGCTTGTGCTTGAAACTGTGTAACTGCTTCTGCTAACACTGGGTGTGTTGCACCAGATGCACCTTGAAAGGGCTCTGTTCTATTTTCATATTTAAAACCTAAAAGATCTAAACCTGTCTTATAAGATTGTTCCCATTCTTTTCTGGAACCTTTATAGTCAATATAGTTTTGAACCATCTCGTTACCAACTGGTTCTAAAACATCGTCAGGTAAAATGTCTGCTAAGTTATCAAAATGATTTTCTGTTCCAGGTATATTAATAGCACCTGGTTCAAAGTCGATTGTTGCACCACCATCTTCTTCTGGTACAACTTCTACAGGTCCTTTTGGATCTTGTTCTTCTTCCTGAACGGCTACTTCTTGCAACTCTTCATCTGAAGGTATCTCAAGTTTAGTACGAGTGTTCGGGAGTCCTTTTTCTATTTCTGCCATTTATTACTCCTATATGTTCTTAACACGTTTTAATATGCCTGGCAACCCATGAGGTGTGGGTCCAGATTCTGGTGGTGGTCCTGACTTATCACCACCCGATAAGCCACCATCTGCTGCCATAAAAGGATCACTAAGATCAAAAGGTGTTTTTCTTTGTTCTTGTCTTTTTAAATCCTCTTCGGCAAGTTTTTGTTCTAGTGCTCTGCTTTCAGATACATTTCTATTAAACATATCCAAATCAAAAAAACCTCCCTCTTCTACTTGTGGGTTAGGTCTTATAAAAGGTTGTCGTGCTTTATTAAAACGATTTATTGCTTGTGATGTTTTAATACCTGGTCTCAATTCATTTGGATCTCTAGGGAGACCTTGTTTATTTAATGTGCTTAAATATGTATCAAACGCTGTTTGTAATTTATCACCCTGTCCATATGTAGGCATTTGTTCTTTTAATCTATCTTGTCTGCTTTTTCCACCAAGTCCATATGTTAACGTGTTTACAATTTCTTCCGTTGGTTTACCTTGCGCATAGTCAAACAAACCAATTGGTATAGCAATACCTATCTCTGCTGCTATTGCAGCAGGGCCTAATACTCCTTTGATCACGCCTCCTGCACCACGAACCGCTTTTCTAAAATTTAATAATTTAGATTGTGCGGCGCTATCTCCAGCTTGTGCGGCTTTAGATATTTGATTTAAAGATTTTTCATAAGCTTTAGGATTCATACAATTAATACCCTCTGACAGTTGACATTTAATACCTAGTTTTTTCATAAAAGGCACAAGACCTTTTACGTTATTAACTTTAGTAAAAGTTTGTTGTGTGTTTACACCAGCTGCTTCAAATAATTTTGGATTATTTTTTGCGTAACTTTTAAAATTTTTATTTAATGCACTTAAATTTTCCAAAGACTTTCCTATTTCATTTTTTATATTTAATTTTTGAAATTCTTTCACACCATATTTAAAATTAGTTGCATCATCACTAATTTTACCAATATTAAGTTTTAAATCTCTTGCTATTTTTTCTACAGCTTTCTTTTTCTTTAAATCATTACCTTGCACAGCTTTTTCATATTGCAAGGATAGTGTATCTTTAAAACCATTATTAAGATCAGCGTCTAAAACATTTACTCTAGTTAATTGATCTGTTGTTGCATTAAATAATTTATTTAAACTAGATTTAGATAAGGGATGATCAAGTTCAAAGTTTATACCTGGAAATCTTTCATTGATAGCTTTTTTTAATTGTCTATACTCATTTAAATTTTTTTTAATAGCTAAATATTTTTTAGGATTGTAATTAGGGTTTTTATTTTTAGTGCCTTTTGTAAATTCTCTACCAAAAGCGTCATAAAATATTTCATCTATCTTATTTCTTTCATACTTAATTAATTTTGATTTCCATAATTTATTTAAAGCGTTATCTGAAATACTTGCATCATCTGGTATCCATCTTAATTTAGCGCTAATATTTTTTTTTCCAGAAAGAATCGTTCTTTTTGTATAAATATTTGTTTGTAAAAGATTTGCTTGTCTTTTAAGCTCATTCATAGAAATATTATTATTTTTTGCAAATTTTTTAGGATCAAAAAATTTTTTTTCGTTTGTAGCATTTAATAATTTAATTTGAATGTCGGCTTCTTTTAAAGTTCTTGGAGTTCTTCCTATTTCTCTAGCTTCTGTTTCAGTAGGCATACGACCATTTTCAACAATAAAATTTTTAAATTTTGTAACTCTTCTTTTTAAATTACTTAAGTCATCTTTACCTAAATTTTTAAATTTTTTTTTATATTTTTTTTTAGAAATTTTATTTAAAGTTTCTTCGCCAAATTCTTCTATATAAGAATTTATAGAATCTTGTTTCCTCTTAATATTAGCTGTATCAGAATTATCCTTTTTTTTAGCATACCCAGGTCTAGATCCATCAGCACTTGGTTGCACTAACATACCACCACCTGCTTTTGGATTACGTATATTAAACTCGTTCT